TTAAAATTTATTGGGATGATAGTGTTAGTGTTGAGCAAGAAACTTACGAAAATTTAAACGATCAAGAATATCAGTTATTGGTTGATGATGATAATGTAGATATTGTTGAAGAAGAGTCTTTTGTTGATGAAAAGATGAAAGCAGCAATGGACTTGTTATTAGTAGAAGCTACTGCACAAGGTAAGTTAGTTGCAGATGAGCCTACACCAATGTTACACAATGTTGTTATTAAAAGAACATCTAAAGGTGGCAAAGTAAAAATAGAAAATGTACCACCAGAAGAATTTTTAATACAAAGAACTGCTAAGACAATAGAAGATGCAACTTTTGTAGCTCATAGAGTTATGAAAACTAGATCCGATTTAATTGAAATGGGATTTGATAGAGAAGTTATAGAAAACTTACCTACATCAAATAATATTTTATTAAACAATGAAAGATTAACTAGACTTAGCGACATAGATCAGAGTCCAATGAATGAGGGTAGCGAAGAAGCTACACAAGATGTTGAAATATATGAGTGCTATATAAAAACAGATTACGATAATGATGGTATAGCAGAACTTAGAAAAGTTATTGTTGCTGGTGAAAGTGGCTATGAAATTTTGGAAAATATGCCTTGCGATAGTATTCCATTTTGTTCATTAACACCTATCCCAATGCCACACAGATTTTATGGCAGATCAGTTTCTGAATTAGTAGAAGATGTGCAGCTAATTAAATCTACTGTAATGCGACAGCTATTAGACAATATGTATTTGACTAATAATAATCGTATGGCAGTTATGGATGGCATGGTCAACTTGGATGACCTACTTACATCAAGACCAGGTGGTGTGGTTAGAACTAAACAACCACCAAACCAAGTAATGATGCCAATGCAATCGCAAACTATATCGCAACAAGCATTTCCATTGTTAGAATACTTAGATACTGTTAGAGAAACTAGAACTGGTATTACAAGATACAATCAAGGTTTAGATGCAGATAGTTTAAATAAAACCGCAACTGGTGTTAATGCAATAATGACTCAATCGCAAATGCGAATGGAGCTAATTGCTAGAGTGTTTGCTGAAACTGGTATCAAAGATTTATTTAGAAGAATATTTGAACTTACTTGTAAGTACCAAGACAAAGAAAGAATTGTAGAATTAAATAATCAATTCATTCCAGTAAAACCTACTGAGTGGCGAAACAGATTTAATATAAGTATAACTGTTGGTTTAGGATCAGGTTCTAAAGAGCAACAGATTATGATGCTAAATAATATTTTAGAAAGACAACTTCAAGCTTTCCAACTGCAAGGCAATAGAGAGTTCCCAATGGTAAGTTTAAAAAATATTTATAATAGTTTATCTAAAATTATAGAAAATGCTGGTTTAAAAAATGTTGAAAATTACTTTGTAAATCCTGATATGGGTAAAGGTATGGTTACACCACCACCTCCACCACCATTAACTCCAATTGAAAAAATTGAGTTTAGAAGAATTGCAAGTGAAGAACAAAGAAAAATTGCTGAGCTTGAGATTGAACTGAAAAAAGTTAAATCTGAAAATGCAGAAAATTTAATTAATAACGAAATTAAAATAAAAGAATTAGAGCTTAAATACAATGCTCAATTAGATTCACAGCAAATAAAGGCAGATGCAGAATTAAATAAAATGCTAGTAGCAGAGTCTACAAGTGATTTTAGAAAAGCATCTGAACAATCGCAACAAGTTCAAGATCAGATAAGAGAATTATATGGACAAGGATCAAGAGGGCAAACTCCAAAAGGAAGTGAGCCAAGCGAACAAAGCTAAACAGCTTTTTGAAAATCCTTTATTGAAAGAAAGTTTTGATAAATTAAAAAAACTTTATGCAGATAGTTTATTTAATACTGGTGCTAAAGAAACTGAAACTAGAGAAAAACTTTGGTTAGCTTACAATGTAGTTGGCAAAGTAGAACAAAATTTATTAGAAATGATTGATACAGGAAAACTAGCTAACAAACAGCTAGAAGATTTTCGTAAAAATATCAAAAATCAAAAATTCTAATCACTAAGGTTAGGATAAGTCAACCTTACACAACAGGAACTTAACTAATAGGAGAACAACATGGCAGATAATTACGCTAATCCTTTACAGGAAGCTGAAACTGACATTTCAAAAGCAACAAAAACAATAAGTGGTTTATTAAATCCAAAAGAAGAAGAAAAACCACAAGAACAAACAACAGAAGAAACACAAAATTCTCCTGAACCCACACAAGAGGAATCTTCTACAGAAGATCAACCAGAGGAACAGGAAAACACAGAAGCTGAATCGCAAGAGGAAGCTACTGAAGAAGTATCTCAAGACGAAGAACAAATTGAAACTCAAGAGAAACAAGATTCCCCAAACTATACTGTTAAAGTAAATGGACAAGAATTAGAAGTTACCCTTGATGAGTTGAGAAATGGTTACTCAAGAGATGCCGATTACAGACAAAAGACAGAAAGTTTAGCTTTTGAAAAAAAGCAATTTCAATCTGAGTCTGAAAAGCAAAGGCAAGACTACTCTGCAAAGCTTAACGAAGCTAATCAGATGCTGTCTGTTGCACAACAACAACTCAATTCAGAGATTAATTCTGCTGATTTAGAGAAATTGTACGAAGAAGATCCAACAGAAGCTGCAAGGATTGAACATAGGCTAAGAAAAAAGCAAGAAAAAATAAATCTTGCAATGGCAAAAAATCAATCTGAGCAAAAAAAACAGTTTGATATGTTTTTAAAAGATCAACAAGTTAAATTGGTATCAAAAATGCCAGAATTTAAAGATCCAGAAAAAGCAAGTCAGCTAAAATCTTCTATGAAATCAACTTTAAATGCTTATGGGTTTAACGACACAGAAGTTGCACAAGTTTATGACCATAGAATAGTAATGTTGGTAAACGATGCTATGAAATATCGTAATATGCAAAAGGTAAAACCTAATATTGCAAAAAAAATTACAAAACCAGGCAAAGTTTTTACTTCTGGAGTGAAACAAACAAAAGCTGATGTAAGTTTAAAAGCTAAAAAGGATAAGTTGAGCCGACTAAAGAAAACTGGTAGCCACAAAGACGCTGCTAGTATTTTTTTAGACATGATTAACAATAACTAACTCATAAAGGAGATAAATTATGGCTCAGGTAACTGGAACATATAGCGTTTATGACGCAAAAGGTCTTAGAGAAGATTTATCAGATATAATCTACTCTATAGCACCAACTGAAACTCCATTCATGTCAGGTATCGGCAAAGAAAAAGCAACTGCTGTACTCCATGAGTGGCAAACTGATAGCTTAGCATCTGCTGTAGCTACAAATGCACAAATAGAGGGTGATGAAATTAGTTTTTCTGCACCAACTGCTACAGAAAGAGTCAATAACAGAACACAGATTTCAAGAAAATCTGTAATCGTTTCTGGTACATTAGACTCAGTATCAAAAGCTGGAAGAAATAACGAACTTGCATACCAAATCTCAAAAGCTTCTAAAGAGCTTAAAAGAGATATGGAAAGTTCATTAACAGCAAACAATTCACCAGTTGTAGGTGATGACTCTACAGCAAGAGAACTAGCTGGATTAGCTGGTTGGATTCAACAAAACAACGATGCAGGTGCTGGTGGAGCAAATGGTCAAGTATCAAGTGCTGATGTACCTGGTACTGCAAGAACTGATGGAACTCAAAGAGCTTTCACAGAATCTCAACTTAAAGCAGTAATTAAAAAATGTTGGGATGAGGGTGGCGATCCATCAATGATCATGCTTGGTTCTTTCAACAAACAAGTGCTATCTGGTTTTACAGGTGGATCAACTAGATTTGACCCTGCTGAAAACAAAAGATTAGTAGCTGCTGTTGATGTATATGAGTCTGATTTTGGTGCAATGACTGTTGTACCTAACAGATTCCAAAGAGCTAGAGATGTATTTGTTTTACAACCAGATATGTTTGCAACTGCGTTTTTAAGAGATTTCCAACTTATGGATCTTGCAAAAACTGGTGATGCTACAAAACAAGCATTATTAGCTGAGTACACACTTGTTTCTAAAAATCAAAAAGCAAGTGGTGCTATCTTTGATGTAACAACATCATAATCAATTTAATTATAGGGGGAGCAATCCCCCTATATCTAATTAACATTTTGTTTGGTCTTTGAAGATTTTTAAAGTCGGAACGAAGCAAACTTATAAGGAAAAAACATGAGAACTTTAAACGATTACTTTTTAACTGCCGAAATAGAAGATATATCAACTGCATCTTCTACTTTTGTTGCAGTACCTGATGGTGGAAGAATAATTAAAATTATTACTGCCTTACAAGGAGCTATCTCTGGTGCTAATGCTGGAATTTCATTTGAAATTGGTGGTACAGCAGTAACTGGTGGTGGCATAACTGTAGCACACTCAGGTTCAGCTGCTGGAACTGTTGATACAGCAGAACCTACAGCTGCAAACTCAGTATCTGAAGATGGAACTATTGAAATTATAACTGATGGTGCATCTACAGGATCAAAAAAGCTTTTAGTAACTTTTGTTATTAGAAGATAATAGAATTTGGGGGATCTTGCTTAGCCAGTACTTCCCCCAAGTACACAACAAAATTTATTAACAAATAAAGGAAAACAATTATGCCGATGGGAAAAGGAACTTATGGTTCAAAAAAAGGTAGACCAGCTAAAAAAGGTAAAATGAAAAAATCAAAAAAAATGAAAAGTAAAAAGGTAAAATATTAATGAAAGGTAAAATGAAAGGCAAAGCTATGCTTACTGCTAAGCAAAGAACTTTACCAAAAAAACTTCAAGCTAAGATTGTCAAATCTAAAATGAAGAAAAGAAAATAAGGAGTAAAATAATGGCTTATAATTATGGATTATTTCCAATTAAGACACAAAAGGTTACATCAAGTGGATCAAGTGCAGCAACAACAGATGCTGTATTAGCTCATACTCAGTTTGTAAGACTTGTAGCTTCTGCTAATGGTCATGTTGCTTTTGGTGGATCACCAACTGCTACTACATCTTCAATGTATATACCTGCTAATGATATTGAAATAATAAAAATTAGACCAGGTGAAAAAGTTGCATTTATAGGTAGTGGCGATTTATATGTTACTGAATTAAGTGGCTAAGAAATTTAAAGATTTTGTTGCACATGAACCTGTGCATCATAAAACTTCAATTGGTCGTCATCCAAGTCTTTGTAAAATGAATAAAAAAAAACGAAAAAATTTTAAAGCTTACAAGGGTCAAGGTCGTTAATGGTTAAGAGTGTAGAAAATAATGGTTTAATAAGTGATAGTTTTATAGGCACAGAAAAAGGTGTTGTGCATGAAAGAAAAATTAATCACAAACCAATATTAGATCATAATAAAAAATTATATACTCAAAACGATGGTTATAGTGCAGATAAAGGATTAAAAAGAGTTGCGTCTATACCAATTTTAGTTTTAGAAGTTTGGGCAAAAGAATACAACAAAGATCAAAACAATGGTAACTGGTTTGCATTACCAAAAGATGTGCAAACAAAAATATTAAAAGAAAAATTAAACAGTTCTGATTATAGATATTTTAGAACTGCACCAGGTAAATTTTAATGGCATTAACAAATTATACAACTTTAAAAACATCAATTGCTAATTGGTTAAACAGATCAGATTTATCTAGTGAGATAGCAGATGATTTTATTGTACTAACAGAAGCTGATTTTAATTCTAAACTAAGAGTTAGAAAAATGATTGCACAATCAACTTTTACAATAGATACAGAAACAGAAGCTTTACCAACTGGTTTTTTACAAGTAAGAGATTTATACATACTTAGTGGTAGTACAAAACATCCTTTGAGATACATGACTCCTAGCCAAATGGATCAAGTAAAAGGTACTTCACAAACAGGAATACCACAAGCTTACACAATTTTAGGTGATACTTTTAGATTTATGCCAAAACCAGATAGCTCATATTCTGGTGTTTTAAATTTTTACAAAAAATTTGATGCTTTGTCAGATACAAACACAACAAATTTTATATTAACAGACCATCCTGCAATTTATTTGTATGGTTCGTTATTTCATGCTGCTAATTTTTTAGGTGGTTATAATCCACAACAAATACAAACATGGCAACAAATGTATGCAACAGCTTTAGAAAGATTAGAATTGAATGATAGAGAAGATCAGTTTAGTGGATCACCTCTACAAATAAGAAGTGAAGATACAGTATCATCACCTTTTAAAGATATTTCTATAGCAACAACTAATTCGGCTTAATTATGCAATTACCTTTTGGAGAATGGCTACCTGATCAACCAGATCACTTAAATCCTGGTGCAACAGTAGCCACAAATGTTTATCATGCACAAAGCTCATATAAACCAGTAAAAGGTTTAGTTGCTTATAGTGGTGCAAGTAATGTTACACAAAATGCAAAAGGTGCTGGAAGTTTTAGAGATAACCAAAATACAGTTTTTACTTTTGTTGGAACAAAAGACAATATTTATAAATTAACATCTGGTAGTTTTGCTAGTGTAAAAGGTAGTTGTACTGTAAGTGGTGGTGATACAGATTTTTTTACATTTACTCAATTTGGTCAATTTGTAATAGCTAGTAATGGTGTTAATGCTCCAATGTATTACGAAATGGGTACTTCAACTAATTTTGCAACTTTGCAAAGCTTAGTTACAAGTAGTGGCTCAGGTACAGTACCAGCTAAATTTAGAGTAAGTGGTGTTATAAGAGATTTTTTAGTAACTGGTAATATAGAAAATGCAAAGAACAGAGTTGCTTGGTCAGGTTTAAATGACATAAGCACTTGGGAAGCTGGAGTTAAATCTAGTGATACTCAAGACTTACCAGGCTCAGGTGGACAAATTGTTGCCATAACTTCTGGTGAAATTGGATATGTTTTTAGAGAAGATCAAATCATTCGTCTTGATTTTGTAGGAGGTAATGTAGTATTTAGATTTTCAGTTATATCACCGAACAGGGGTGCAGTATTAGGACAAACAGTTTGCCAAGATAACAGACAAGTTTTCTTTTATGCTTCTGATGGATTTTTTCAAATTAATGGAGATCAGATTTTACCTATAGGAGCTGAAAAAGTTAATAGATTTTTTGATGGTGATTTAAACAAAGCTTACACAGATAGAATAACTGCTGCTGTAGATCCATTTAATACTTTAGCTATTTGGTTATATCCAAGTAAAGATAATCCAAATACTACTGGTATATGTGATAAATTATTAATTTATAATTATGTAACTCAAAAATGGTCAGTTGCTAAAGTAAAAGCATCACAAATATTCAAACAATTTGTAGTAGCTAATACAGTTGAGTTAATGGATATAATTAGTGAGAACTTAGATGATATTAATATTTCATTAGATACAGCATTTTGGACAACAGGACATTTATATTTAGGTGCTATAGATGAAAACTTTAAAGCAGCTATTTTTTCTGGGAAAAATTTAGAAGCAGAATTAGAAACAAAAGAAACAGAATTGTTTCCAGGTCTTAGAGCAAACATAACAGGAGTAAGACCATTAGTAGATGCTTCCTCTAATGTAGTTGTAAAAACTAGAGATAAACTTGCAGACACAGTTACAAGTTCATCATCAAGTACAATGAATACTACAGGCATAGCACCAGTTAGACAAAGTGGTAGATATTTTAGAGCAAATGTAAAAATACCAGCAGAGAGCATTTGGAATAATGCACAAGGAATTGATTTAACTGCTGTTCAAGGAGGTTCTAGGTAATGAGTGATAAAATTGACATAGACAATATTAGATACAGTTTTGAAGCAAATGAATTGTTTCAAAGACAAGTAGAGGAAGCTGTAAATACATTAGTCAATAAGAACAATACTGAAAGCGATAAAGCTTTTAGTTGGTTTATGAATTAGGAGTAACATGACAACAAACATTAAAGATTATTCAACAACACAGGCAAATAACACTACATTAAATTCTATTGATGTTAATGAGGGTATGTTACCTAGTAATCTTAACAATGCCATTAGAGCATTAATGAAGAATACTAGAGATTGGTTTAATGATGCACAATGGATTGAGTATGGTGATGGCTCAGGTTCTTATACTGCTGCTTACGCATCAGGCACATCTTTTACAATAGCTGGTGCAGATGTAACTTCTATTTATCATGCTGGAAGAAGAATAAAAATTACAGCATCAACACCAGGTACAATTTTTGG